TTCTGAATCTGATAAGTTATAGAATATTGCTCTAAGGATATTAGACTCTAATGGATTATGTTCTCTAAATATTAGTAAACTTGGATATTCATCATTAACTGTAATATTATAGGCTGAATTTAATTTACCTAACTGACTTTTATCACATTTTATAGAAAATTTATACTGTATATTTGTTTTATAATTATTTGTTTTATAATTATTTGTAAATATTTCTCCAATTTTAGTAAAAAATTGTTCTTCTAAAAAACCTTTTATTTCACTTAATTTCGTTGATTTTATCTTGTGGTCTTTAGCTATTTTAAAAGTTTGTTCTATATTATTATATATTTCACTGAACTTACCTTGTAATATATCTTGAAAATTCTCCCGTGTTGTGAGAGAAATTTTTTTTTTTATTGTTCTTATTGTTCTTATTGTTCTTTTTGTTTTTTTCATATTTAACTATATTATATAAATAACAGATTTTATTTTTATCGTAAACCCTTTCTCAAGTATAAATTATTAAATATACTAAATAAAATTATAGATAGAACTATTAAAATTAAAGGATAATAAAAAACTGTTTTACTTGGACCTACTCCAAAATTTTTCATTTTTCCTTCTGAATCAAACATTATTTTAGGTTTTTTAATCCATATACTTATTCCAATTATTAAATAGGATATAATTGTGTATTTAATATAATTATCAATATCTAACATATATATATATTATGATAAAATTAATTACATATATACTTGTAATAACAATTTTAATAATTTTAATAAATCTACACAAAAACAATATTAAGGAATATTTTAATTCTTTTAAATCTATTACAGTATCAGTTTCTCCTAAAGTATTTAAACCAATCGTAATTCATAGTGGAAATGTAAACGGTCTTTATTATAATTATATCAAAACTTTGAAAAATTTATTCCCTTTAAAAAATATAAGATCCAAGGGATCTATAAATAATATAAATAACTTATTATTAGACAATGGTGACATGGTTATAGCTCAGTCTGATTTAGCATTAGATTATTATATAGGAAAAACTAAAAAATATTCAAACAATTCTGATTTAAGATTAGTATCTGTCTTATTTAATGAAAGTCCTATTTTATTAGTTCATAATGATTCTAAAATTAATAATTGGATGGATCTCAGGGGTAAAAATATAGCTATAGGTAATTATGGTAGTGGTTCTTATTTTATAGCTAAGGAATTATTAAAATTAGCAGATATTAATACAAAAGATATAAATATTATCGATATCGATATCTTTAATATTGATTTAATTAATAAATCTCTTTTATCACGTCAAATAGATGCTATATTTTATATGATAGAAAATCCTAATAATTTTATAAAAAAGATATCATCAAAAAATTTTATAAATTTATTAGGGACTCAAGGTATTAATCCTAATTTAATTAAATCAAGATTTCCTACCTGGAATAAAAATAGAGTTTTAATGTCTGACTACAACATAGTAGGTAATAAATATTTACTAAATACGTTTTCATCACCTGTATATTTATTAGCAAAAAAGAATTATAATAACAAATACGTATATCAAATTACCGAGACAATAATGTCAAATAGATTGTTTATAATTAACAATATTAAACCTCGTTTTAAAAAGGTTTTGGAAAAAATTCCTCCCTCATATCAAATAGGAACGGATGATAGTAATGAAATACCATATCATTTGGGAACAAAAAAATTTTTAATTGATATTGGGATGATTTCATACAATCAAAATCCAAAATGTTATTTATTTGCGGGATCAAATATATGTAATGAAGAAATATTATGATTAACTAATATTATAATCAAATAATGTCCATTCCTTTATCTGAAAATATTTTTTTAAATTTAATTCTTTCTTGATAATCATCTTTAAAAATGTAATCTGGTGAATCCAACTTATGATATTTTTTAACAAGTTGATCAGCACAACAATTATATCCCTTTGTACAATTATAACATAATGGTTTAGTTTTTTTATCATATTTCTTGAAAGAAAGCTGTTTTATACCTAGGGGAAATTCACATGTGCCTTTTATACATTTTCCTCTACGATTTGGATAGTTTTTATTAGATTGATAAAATGGACATTCTGAATGATAAGAACATTTTTTATCCCAAACTCCTTTTTTTGAAATTTTATTTAACTCGGTAGTATCATTTTCACAATCATTTTTATTAAAACTTTTTTTTCCAATACATACAAATTCTGACAATTTTTCCTTTTTATTCAAAATTTTTTTAATGAGTTTATCATTAAGAACTATTTTTTTATTTTCATCTGAGTCTCTATAATATGTTTTTTTTGTATTATATATAGCTTGGAATGGATTACTATAAATATTAACATAATTAATAATACTTTCATAACCTGGTAATAAATCAATTTTATCTTGGAATCTATTTCCTACCAATTCAATTGAATTGATATAATGTTTATTATTAATAATTTCTACAATAGGAACTAATATATAACTAAAAGATTTATTATAAAGATGTATCTCTAAACTAAATTTAATTTTATAATTATTATTACTATTTTTTTCTAATTTTATTAAATTTGTTCTAATTATTTTTGGATCACAATCTTCTATTTTATTACAATGATAAATTTTATAGTTTTTTTTTAAGAAATTACGAATAGTATCTATTATTATTTTAGAACCATTATCCATTAAATCAGATATAAATTTAAATGTAAATTTTCTCCCAATATTTCTTTTAGAATAATAATTATATTTTTTAGGAAAATAAATCTCTCTATAATTACCTTTTAAAATTTTTTTAGGTATAGTATTTAATATTTCAACCATTTTCTTATTTAACATAGTATCGTTATAAAATTTATATTTTTTTCTATTATTAACATCTCCTAAAATTTCATGTTTATATACAGGTGGTATTAAAATTTCATTATCGTAATTATATATTTTATAGTTGTATGCTTTTCTACGATGACATGATATAGGTAGAGGATTTTTATATGTTAAATATTGTTCTTTTTTATAATTAGATATAAAAAATATAATAATTAATATAATTAGAAAACATATTAATATAATACTCATTAATATATTATTCTATAATATTTTTATTCTTCATTATCATTATTTCCATCATTATCACCTTGACCCATTTGTAATGCTTCATTTTCATTCTGTTCATCTAATTGTTCATCAGTTTGTTCTTGTAAACCAATTAAATTGTCATCTTCTTCATATCCACTGAAAATATCTCCCAAATTCCATCTCCTAAATAATTTTTGAACACCTTGAAGTTCAGATGATAACTCGTCATATGCTTTTTTACGAGCTACATTTCCTGCTTGCTTAAACCTTTTAATATTTTCTTCAATTTCTAAATCAGATGTTTTAGAAATTTTTTCACCAGAAATAATTATATTATGGACGAAATTATAAATTTCATCAATTAATGTATTATTTAATTGGTTTTCACTTCTTGATGATAAAATTATATCTAATAATTTTGAAAAAATAAATTGTAATATATTTGTAATAAATTCAGCTTGTAATATAGAAACCTCTTTTAATTTTTCATTACATAAATATGAATTAGAATAGATAAATATGTTTTCCAATAAATTATATATATTTTCACTTTGTTCGGAAATTAGAGAAATATTTTTTAAAATTTCTAAATTATTATTAATATCATCTATATCCTCTAATTTAAAAATTTCTAATAGTTGTCTATTAATTGAATCATATTCAGTGTTAAATATGTCTATATAGTATTCTTTGAAATCTGCTCCTAAACTATCCATCATATTTATGTTTTTGTCAATATTTTCTGTAAATGTTTTTTTATATTTAATTTTTTCATTAATTGACGAAAATAATATTAAAATTGATTGAATATAGTGTTTTAGGTTAAACATTTGTTGTCCATTTATACTCTCAATTATTAACTTACGTTTTCTAAATTTTTTCTCATTTTCTACATCAGTATCTTTGTAATTCTGAATTTTTAATATATTGTCTAATTTTTTATCATATATTTCAACATATAAATCATTTCTTCCTAAATTTTTATAATTTAAATCATTTCTTCCTAAACTATCTTCAAAATATCCTCTTAAATTTTCAAAATATTCATCAGATTCATTATTAAAATTTTTATTATAAATTTCTCTAATTTTTGATATAGTATCGTTTTGTTGGCTTAAATTTGCCAATTGTTGAGGCGTTTTTAAAAATGTTTCACTAAAAATAGATAATTCATTATCCTTTAAAATGTTAAAAGGGTGCTTTTGTAAACATTTTTCAATATTTTTAATTAATTCTATTTGAGTAATTATTTGATGATTACTTTTACTCTTGGATTCATTATTTAATAAGATGATATTCTTTAATTTTAAAAAAGATTCCAATTTTTCAATTTCTTCTGATAATTCCATTATATTTAGTTCTTTTGTTTCTTCAGAAATTTTTTTAATAATATCATGTTTAAAATCACCCGATATCAAGTCAATTTCTGTAAATAATTCTGTATCTTTTTCATCATTAGAATTTCTTTCCTTAATTATTTTTCTTATATTAATTAAATTTTGAGCCTTGGTCTTAAGTTGTGCATCTTCCCAATCATCTAATGTTCTTAAATTAACATATTTGTCTTTTAATTTTGTAAAAAGACTAGCTACATCATTTGGGTTTTCAGTATTAATTTCAACATCATCTTGATCAATTATATCTTTGAAAAATCTTTTTTCTCCTATATCTGATGGTGATTTTGAAAATCTTGAGGTGATTATAATTAAATTAATCTGTAATATTTTATTATATAAATATTTTTTATATAGTTCATTACTCTCGAAAGAATCCCTATTAATGTACATATAATGTAAAAATTGCCTACCTTTTTCCCAAGTTGTTGACTTTTCCAGAGAATCATTAATTTCATTAAAGCATAGTAGGTTATTTATATTTGAGTTTTTTATTTTTTTAGTAATAAATTTAGTAAGTATATTTTGTGTGGAATATAAATCAAGTATTTCCTGATTTTCTTCTAAAATATTATTCAAGTATATACTATTAATGGATTGAAAATCACAAGAAGATGTATATGATGGATTATTTGA